GTGCATACCAAAGGATAGATACCAATGAGAAAGCATATAGGGAATACAAACTGTATGCAAGAGCGAGGAGCGGAGCGGGCGGTGGGGATTTTACGATAGATTTCGGTTTTGCTTCCTTTACTCCAGATGGTTGGACTTTTGATTAAAAAAATGGCACGAGGAAAAGTTGAAAAAAAACTTGGCTCAGAACAAAAAAAAGCGATAGTTCTCTCAGACTCCGATGATCCGACTGAGAAGGAGAGGAATGGGTTACTCCCTCGCTGGGTTCTTTTTATTGATAAATACTTTGAGCTACAGTTCAATGCTTCGCAGGCATACATGGCAGTGTATAATGTAAAAAATGCTGATGTAGCTTCTGCCTGCGCATCCAAGCTTCTAGGGTAAGCAAGTATCGATGCCGAAATAAAGTCTCGGCTCATATCCCAAAGGGTAACCAACAACGCTATTGTCGAACAACTCTGGGAAATAGCCCAATACCGAGGAGATAAGACCATCTCGGCAGCTGTAGCCGCACTGGGTATTCTCGCCAAAGCTTCAGGTATGTTGGTTGATTCAAAGCCACCGTCATTCACCGCAGAAAACCCGGCCGTATTCCCTCCACCATTCTCCGCGGAGGAAATGAAGCAAATGGAAGAGCGACGGGCAAAAATGGGAAGAATCGTAGAATAGAGCCAAAAACAACGTGTTTAAATCATTTCTAAGGCCCCTTGAATAAGTGAGGCATACATTTACCCTGTAGCAATATGGTCAATCCTGAAACCACAACTGGCTTGCCATATAGCGCTCCCTACTCGAACGACATTGTCCGAACATTTGTCCAAGAGTTTGAGCCGCTCCCCAAGCAGAAGGAATTTATGTACGACGTGCTCTACAACGACGTATGCCGGTTCGCTTGGTATTGTGGTGGCTTCGGTTCCGGCAAGAGCTACATCGGGGCACAGATAGCCGTACGCTTGGCAATGAGTGCACCAAAGGGACGCGGGTTGATTGCTCGCCAGACCCTGGTGGACTTGAAAGCCACGACAATGAAGACGTTTTTTGAAGTGTGCGATCCACGATTAATCGCTAAGTGGAACAAGAGCGAGAATCTCCTTACCATGATTAACGGTCACGAAATATATTTTTGGGGCTTGGATGATATTGAGAAACTCAAGTCTTTGGAGATAGGCTGGTACTGGTTTGACGAGGTCGATGAGGTTGGTGTTGAGACATTTAAGGTTGCACAAGGGCGTTTACGTAACAAGCATCAGCCAAAACGCGTTGGCTATATTACGAGCAACTCAGAAGGTAAGAACTGGACATACAAACTCTTCATCAAGGGAGAGACTGGTGACGGTAATACTCTCAGACCGCAAGACCTGGAACGCTATTTCGTCACCAAGGCACCAACCACAGAAAACCACTATCTCCCACCGGACTATTTGGAAATCCTCGGCGCATACACGGGCGATATGTACAAGCGATATGTACTCGCCTCGTTCGATGTATTCGAAGGGCAGGTTTACCCCGATTTTATTCACGCTATACACGTTGTCCGGCCATTTGCTATTCCAGAAGACTGGACGCGTATTCGCTGTATGGACTGGGGAGAAAACAACCCGACTACCTGTATGTGGCTCGCCATTGATCCAGAAGGCAATATTTGGCTCTATCGGGAATACTACAAACGCCGCGAGTTCACGCCATATCACGCCAGAGAGATTAAACGCCTCACAGGACGCGAGAAAATTGAATACACGGTAATTGACCCATCTGTGAAGGGTAGACGTGGTAGAAGTGGAAAAAACATCGACGCAGAGTACAAGGAGGAAGGCATACCAACAATGCCGGGTAACAATGCCGTGGAGGCTGGTATCGCGCGTATGCACAAATATCTCTTTCTTGACCCGGAGCGCATACACCCAATCACCAAGAACAAGGGAGCCCCTCGCTTCTTCGTATTCGACGACTGCACGCATTTCTTGGAAGAAATTGAGAGCTATAAACGTCCGAAACCGAAGCACGACGATGAAGACCCAACGGAAAAGGTTTTGAAGAAAGACGATCATACCCTCGACGCGGTAAGATATGGTATAATGTCAAGACCAGATATTTCGCTTGGATCGGTCCATCGTCATTCGACGCTTAAACCAACCATTAATCAGCCCTCCAATATTGAGGAGGAGCTGTTAAAAAATGCTTTAAAAAATAATCCAGACGACTTCTAATACCTAAGTTATGCAATCATACGAGTATCAGTTAGACGTGGATACCAAAAATGAGACCCTGAAAGAGGACATCAATATCGAGATCGATGACGACTCTACATTAGCTAAGAAGGTGGCTTTACGGTTGAATGATGGAAAGCCGCTGCACGACGAGAAATGTAAAAAGGCCAAAGACAATATGGCCTTGTTTGATGGTGACATTGAGAAGGTAATGCGTACTGGAGAGGCATCAAAATACAATTCCAAGTCGGTTAAGAACGTTATTTTCCTTACTATTCGAAATATGGTAGGGTTATCCACCGATAATCCACCGATTCCAGACGTAGCACCAGCCAAAGAGACCCCACAATCACAGAAAAAGTCGCGCATTGTGGCGAGTTCTCTTGAATACGATATGATCCGCACCAAGTTCCAAGATCGTTTGGGAATGCTGCTTTTTGATACATGGATCAAAGGGGACAGCTTTCTACACTGGTTTTGGAATTATGATTTGAATGACAACGACTTCATTGAGGTGGCTATTGAAGATATTACCTTTGCTCCTGGATCAACAAGCAGAGATGATTCTGAATACATGATCTATCACCCGTACAAGAATCGCCAATGGTGGAAGAAGAATTATGCTGACTTTTACGATAAAATAAAGTTTGAGACAATCTCCAAGAATGGCACGGTAGAAACGTCATCCCGTGGTTCTTCGGCTCGTTTCATTGGCTACTGGGAAGACGATATTCGCGTAGAACAGGTAATGGGTAAAGACGGCGATTGGATTGTTCTCAAGCGTTCCAAGAATCCGTATTGGGAGTATCGCTCGACCGATGAACAGATTGTCACATGGGCAGAGCAGATGTTCCCAGAAGTAGTTTCCATTGCTCAAGAAATTGGAATGGCTGATGAACAAGGTATTCGCACCCTGATGAGCGATCCAGAAGTAAATCCGGAAGCAACCGTTGGAGAAATGGACGAGTTTACACCGATTATCAACTTCCTCGCCAAGCCAACTAAGCCGTTTATTCAGATACCGTCAATCAAATTGCTCGGCGATCTCTATTCCAAAGACCTCATTTCACAAGTTAAAGAGATATTCTTGGATTTGAATATGAAGAAACGGCAGATTGCGGATAACCTTAGAGGTTGCAATACCAAGCTCGTTGTCGATAGTGGTTCATTCACGGAAGCGCAGATAGCCTCAATCACGGACGAGCCGTTGCAGGTACTCAGGGCGGACTTCTCAGTGAATAATACGCCGGTCTATTTCGCCGAAACGACCAATTTTCCAATTGATAAGGTCATGGTGGATATGGAAGATGATTCTCGTTATATCGACGACGTATTTGGACACCATGAGATATCTCGAGGTTCCGGTAATGCTGGTACTCTTGGACAAGACCAAATGAATATAGAGAGCGATCGTACACCGATTCGGTACCAGGTGCGCGCTGTAGAGAATGCAATCGTAGAATTGTGGCAGGGTTGGATACAGCTCAAAAAAATGTTCTACACGGATGCTCATTATATCAAAAAGCTTGGTGCTACTGACGGTATGGAAGTGCTTAAATTGATGAGTAAGGATATTGAAGAGGGGATTGAGCCTATCTTGCGTCCAATGAGTACAGCGCCACTTTCTAAACCAGTGAAAGCTCAACAATCACTCGCTTTGTATCAGGCTCAAGCGCTCGATCCATATACTCTTTACGTCGACTTGGGAAGAAATGACCCGCAAGCCTTGACAAATAGGTTGATAAATTGGATTCAGTTTGGTATGATTAGTGCAGATGATCCGGCTCAGGTGGCGGCTGATTTGCAGAACCATTCTGTTACGCCTGGAGATAGCACAGAAAACCCTATCGAGAGAGCTGACCAGGAGAACCGCGCAATGCAAGGTGGAACCGAGGTACCACCTACCCCTCCAGAGCTCGTCACGAAGGAACACGTCAAGCTCCATATGGCCTTCATCAAAGACCCGAAGAACAAAATGGAGGAAGACGCCTATATCAATCTCGAAAACCACATCGCTGTAGACAAGGCAACGCTTGTCGAACTCACCAAATCAGGGATGTTCGATGAAGCTCAGAATCAAATGAAACAAGACCAAACCGAAAGTACAGTGGCTGAATAGCAGAGCGAGGCTCAATTCATATCGACCAAGTTTCCTTGGATAATCATTAAAGATTTTATATGTCAGAAACCGATTCGGCGGGTGCAACAAGCACCCCAGGTTTTGAGCCGTCAATTACCGCAGACGTGCAGGTAACGCCAGGTTCAAGCGAAACTCCAGCTCCGGCAGGAGAGGGAACGCAAGCAGGAGATGACAAGGGTAATCCAGCACCCGCAGCAGCTCCCGGAGAAGGTGGTAACACCCCTCCAAATCCAGCACCCGCAGCCGACGAGAAAGGCGAAACGCCTAGTACCGAGGTACCGAGCGAGTTCCAGGAAATCATCGAAGGTTGGAAAGAGGATCGTACATTACTCTCTGCTTCCGAGACAGAAAATCGGATGTTAAGAGACCAGGTTGATCAACTAAAAAATAGACTTGGACGGTACGAAAACGAAGAGGACGAGGAAGATAAAGAGCTTGAAGGTTTATCACGCCAAGAGCGGGAACAACGCATTGTAGAGCGCCATGAGAAACAGAAGGCCGAGGCCGAAGAACGAACAAAGACGGAAGTCGCACGAGAAATAGCATTTCACGAGCGTACTAATCCAGAGTTCAGAGCTAATAAGCAAGCTATTCTCAAAGTGGCAGCTTCATTCAACGCATCGTCACTTGAACAAGCGACAAAAATCTGGAAAGCGCAGTTTACTGCTGCTGAAAGAGTCAAAAAAGCGGCTGAAATAGAAGCAACTCGGAAGCGTGATGCTGGTGGCGCTACCCCTGGTGGTACGAACTCCGGTGTTCCTGTAGTAAAAGGCTACGATCCTGCAAGGGATAGTAATAAATCAATTCGAGATATTTATCGAGAGGGAGGAATCGGTTAATTTATAACGATTCTATCTTATGGCCGTTACAGACTGGGATAACCTGACCTCGATTACCCGAGAGCGTGTTCTCCCGAAAATCATCGACCAAATCGGTACCGATAATCCGCTTTTGAAGCGTTTCTTCGATGCCGCCGTTTTGTGGGACGGAGGTACTTACCTTGAAATACCGGTAAAGTATCGTCATAACTCACAGGGTGGTTCTTATTCAGGACTTGAGCGCCTGTCCACCAACCAAGAAACGACTCGTACACGTGCTCGTTTCCCGGTGAAGCAGCTCTTCCAGCCTATCGTCATATCTAACCTTGATCTCGCTAAGAATGGCGGAAGCGATCAGACGAAGGTAGCTGGTTTGATGGAGACAGAAATGGAAGAGGCGAAAGAAAGCCTCAAAGATAAGTTTGGAACCCAGCTTTTCAGCGATGGAACTGGCAACAACTCGAAGAATATTACCGGCTTGAAAGCGGCGATTGATGATGGGACTGTTGTGGATAACTATGGTGGTATCGTTCGTACGACTTACACCTGGTTCAAGTCCTCACTCACAACTTCTTTTGGTTCAGTTACTCTTGGAAAACTTGCTACGCTGTTTGATTCAGCGAAAAGCGGTTCTGATCGTCCAACTGTAATCGTTACCACTGAAACGTTGTGGAGCGCTATTGAGGCTCTATTGCAGTC